CAATGCTGCAAACCGTGCCTCACTATAAGTATCAACTTCTACGTATTCAACATTCTCATCTCGTTTGATTGCAGAGATGTATCTGTCTGTTAAATCTACAGTAGGATCCAGAGTAATATCATTGTTATTATGAAAACCAGAACTATCCAGATTGCTAATATCTTCAGCAATGCTATTAATGTACGAATAATCTTTGATTGCATCTTTACGTGACTGAACACGATTCATTGCCTCTTGAAGGCTGGTTTCAGGAACAGCCTTTTCTACCACCCTTGGTTTAGGAGCAGGAACAATACCATCAATCTCTTCCATCAAGGAAGAAATCTCAGCACTAATATCACTAAAGTCTGCCATTTCCTAACTTTTTAACTATTTATAATGATACAGAATCAAGAGGCAACATGTCATTACTTGCTGCGTTAATTTGTTCCCATGAAGATCCTGTCCATACTCTCATCAAATTAGTAGTTGGTATAGTCCAAAGATCGCCAATTTCTGGGTCACTTGGTGGTATTAAATTATATGTCACATTATTTGACTTATTAAGTTGTATCCAAGAATCTCCATACCAAATGTATAATTTGATTGTCGTTGATTCAATCCAAATATTTCCATCATCTGGATTTTCAGGAGCATCAACACTAAAGGTAACGTACTTCTCAATTCTGTTTACTTTTGTTTGAAGATTGGTTACTTTGATGGTGAGATCAACAATTGACTCCAAATACCAAGTATTAGCATCTGACTGGAATTCAAGGTTATCAACAGCTGGTAAGGCTAATTCCTTCAGATTCTCAAAGGGGTTTATACCATCAAATGCTAGAGGTAAGTTGGCTGTATTACTAGGATCATCTGGTCCAAGTTTTAGACTATCTAACCACTCTTGCTCTGTTCCTACAAATCCTTCGTCAAGAGCAATTTGATAAGCAGATTTACCGTTTAATCCCTGATCACCTTGTTCTCCATCCTTTCCATCCTTTCCATCAATACCTGGAATACCTTGAGGACCCGGCAGAACTGCAAAAGGTCCAACATTATTCCACTTTGTTCCATCATAAACATGAAGATTATTATTTCTATCTGTTACATTCGCACCATCATTCTGTACGGCTGGATAACCTAACATCTGAACGTATGTTCCAGATCCAATGTAATTAATAGATAAACCAGATGGTCCTATTGGACCTTGGATTCCTTGAATTCCTTGTTCACCTTTCTCACCTTGTAACCCATCATCACCAATAGGACCAGGAGGACCTTGAACAGAACCTGTGTTCCAGTATGCAAGATCCCGCCAGAGTGTAACCCCATCACCCACCTTCATAAAGGTGGTGTCTAATTCATAACCTTGTTCGCCGCTGGCAAGTATTGGATTGTTCTCTATCCACTTCGCCGCATAATCACGGCGAATTTGAATTCTAACGTTTGCCATAACCTGCCTGGTTTATTAGTTATTTATCAGACGCTTGCCAGATTCGTGAAGTCGTTAGTAAGGTAAAATGACTTGACTTGAAAAGGGCTCATAGCCTTATCAGTGTCTACGCCATTTTCTGCTTCCGTGCCGGTTGCAAATCTTGTAACACCTTTTTGACTGTCAGATGCATCTTTGACGCTGTAAGTAACATTGTCACTTGAATCCACACTAACTGTAATGGGATCATCACCCAAGAAGTTGTAGAGACTCAAGTCATCTACTGTGAGTTCCAAAGCAATAATTTTATCATTGACAGTCTTCAGTTGTGAAGCGTCAACAACTCTCTCACTGGTTCCATTAGCGATTGCAGTGGAGTCTGCTAGTCTCACAACACCTACAGCTGCAGTTGTTGCTGGCTTAATACTAATAACTGGTTCTGACTCACCATCAAGTACTTCTATTGGAAGTGAAGCTGTGACTTTGGTAACTGTACCAATATCAGAACCTTCTTGAATTCCATCAAGTTTTGCTTTGTCAGATGCACTCAAAGAACCTGCAGCAGAATCAGTTGCCTCACTAATGCTAATAACAGGATTGCTAGCATCACTTGAATCAACGACGATTGGTGCTGTACCCTTTACATGGATAACACCAACTCCAAATAGACCTGAGATTATATCCCACTCATCTCCATCTTCACCTGAATACACACAGACATCACCAATATTACCAGTGGTTCCAGCAATATTTTGAAATGTTACGTCAAAGGTTCCATCATTAGATACAATGTATGCTTCACCAGGAGTAGCGCCTGGAGCTGGTTCTACTGGATTAATATTGCCCTGATAACTAATCGTGCTTGGAAGGGTTACATCCAGCACTCCAGTGTTTGAGTCAATTACTAGATTCTCACCAACTCTAATAGCACCTAATGTAGCTGCCGTTGCAATTGGAAGATCTGTTGGTTGTGTTTGTGAATTGACGCCAGCCGAAAGAGTAGCATAGTCTACACTCTTTACGACGGCACCTTGTTGTACGACAAATAAGTCGGTTGGTTGTAGGGCCATTTTATTAACTGATGGGGTTTAGTAGTTTGATATCAAATCCATGTTGAACCACCTTGTCAGCTGATTGAACAGTGATAGGTGCTTTTGCTTTGAATTCAATAGATGCGCCAACATTATTTAGAGATTCAATGTCTTTTTCAATAAGTTCGACGTCACCATAAAGTGCGATAATCGCCTCAAGATACCAGGAGTTTGCATTAGACTGAAATTCTAAGTTATCAGTTGAAGGCAAATCAGTTATCTTCAGGTTGTCAAAGGGGTTTAATCCTGCGAAGGAAAGTGGTAAGTCTGAAGTATCAGTGACGCCTCCGCCACCTCCTCCGCCACCACCAGAACCGCTATCTGGATTATTATCAATAAAGCCATTCCCTAAAGAGTCGCCACCATCAATAATAAAATCCCCATCATAATTAACGTTAGAACCAATAACCTGCCATTCACCTATTGCATAGATGTAAGTTAGTTCAGAATTTGGTTGAAACCAAAAGTCACCCTCGCGCAAATTAGAACCATCATCTCGTGTCGTGGGTTCGACATTAGAGACGATAACAAGACTACCACTTCCTGAACCACCACCTGGCAGTCCAGCAACACTGGCAATTGTTTTTATTGGTCTGTAATAAGGCATCGTGCGAGTCCTTTTTGTTATTTATCAATAAGTAGAGAATGTGTCGCCTGGATCTGTACCCTCGCCACCACCGTCACCACCTGAACCAGGTGGATTAATTGGATCTGGTCCTGGATCTACATCATTACCACCTGGATCTGTACCCTCACCACCACCGTCACCACCTGAACCAGGTGGATTAATTGGATCTGGTCCTGGATTCACATCAGTACCAGGTTCTGATGTATCGTCCTCATAGTTTCTGATAAGGCCAAAAGCCTTACTCACAAATACCAATCCACTGGTTGCTTCAACAAGCCTGTCATCTGGAAACTGGATGACAACACTGTACACATACTTACCTTCCTCCATCTTATCAGTGTCTAATGCACTCATTTGAATTGCATAATGTCCTGACTGTGGATCTGGTAATGAAGTTGTAAACATCATTGCATTTGTTGTCTTGATCCCTTCTTTTAGTGCATCCTGAGCATTAGAGTGTTTGGCAACGGCACCAAAAACCTGACAACCTGTAAGATCTGTTGCACTGAAATCAGGATTCGCTAAAAAGAATGACTGGTGAAAGTCTGCTCCTGATGTGATTGCAATATTGACTTCGTATTGAGTTGCCATATTTAAGGAAGCGTATTAGCGTTAGGTGTATCTCTGAGTGATGTCAACACCCATTGAATTCCAGAACCCAATGCATTGGGCATTGCAATCCATAAATGATTTTCAGGTGTCTGAAACCAGAAGTCTCCAACCACAGCACCAAGTGGTGGATTCACTCCAGGATTACCACCAAGAGAGGAGTTCCTGCTTGTTGTTTGTGTTGTCCACTTATCTCCATCCCATTGATAATTTACACCATTCACACCTGAGTGGATATAGTCAATGGGTGGGTTAGCAGGAAAGTCTAAAGGAAAAGACATGATCAGTACTTGATAAAGGTGAAATAAGGAGTTGAGTTAATTTCTGGAATGCTAAAAGTGTTCACTTTATCTCCACTACCAAAATTGGAACCTGTTACAGCAAAGAGAGAAGCATAAGTGATTCTACTAACTGTTCTACCATCACATAACAAATAACCAGCAATGTCATCACCTGCAACATGTTGAATGAGAGTTCCAACTGGAACTGCACTGACACCTGATAGAGTTGCAGGAGTGACTGCCTTATTAGTTACAGTTCCTGCTGCCACCTCATCTGCGGTTGCAACCTCTAAAGTTGTTACATAATTCTGAATTGCTGCCTTCAGTGAACCTGGACTGATTACTGTCTTTGTCCCTGTTCCACTGTTAACTTCTGACTGAGTGGCAAACCTTACAGTTCCTTCAGTTGTGTTTGTTGCAGAAGGTACTTCCTCTGCTTCAGGAGCAACGACCTGCTGAACAATGGGAGTGTCTCTTTGGAGTGGTTTCCAACCAACAAAGCCCTCTATGTCAGAGTAAATGTGTGCCTTATTACTATTTCTATCATACCAAATGTCTCCACGCTGTGGGTTTCTTTGTGGATAATGTGAGAAAGTAACACCCCTCTTATCCTTTTCAGTAACCTTATAAAAGTCTAAGATATCCTGAATCAAATCATACCAACCACCTTCAGAATAAATGTGAAGCCTTTTAGATGTGGTGTTATACCAGAAATCCCCATCATTAGCAGTGTTGGGAGTAAAGGGACCTGAGGATGTACTAACTGCAGTTGCTGATGGTGATGTCTCAACCCATTGAGTTGAGTTTTCGTCTTTATAATAGACATACATTGATCCACCAACACTATCCCACCAGAGGAAACCTGGAATGTCAACTAGTGGCGGTGACGCACTTACAATAACAGGAGGTTGAATGGCAGTTTCCCAACCACCAACTTCACCATTGTATAGGTATTTTAATCCAGATGACGGATCAACGTATGGTTGACTGGTATCTGATGGAAAATTTAGTGCCATTACGTTATAGCTTTAGTCAATTGATGTAGAAGAGACTTGATTTCTGAGATCTCATCACTGAGTCTTTGAATCTCTGAACCTTGGTTGACAGATTTCAGAGCATTCTCTTTGGCGATCCTGTATCTGTCTCTGTCAGTTGATGCCTTATTGATAATGACGCCTGTTTCGGCGTCCTTATACAACTCTGCGTAACCTGAAACTTTATTCATATTATTATTTATTCAGAGCAGATCATCATAAAATCATCAATCAGTGGAGTCTGACAAGGATTATCTGATGTCATCACAATCTTGATTGCAATACCATCAAATCTTGCTAGGTTCTGTGCTGAGAATGTCAAACTCTCCCACTCATGTGACTCCACCATAAATGGATTCACATTTGAGTAAGTTCTTGCTTCAATCTTATCAGCGTTGTCTGATAATCCAGGTACAAACAATGTAGTTGTCTGTCCAAATTCATTGTTAGTCTCAACTGATTGAGTTGGGTTGAATGGTGCCCAACTCAAGTCTCCAAACTCACCATCAAATCCAACAGCTTTTAATCTGTAGTATGCTCTGATGTTAGTCACATTATAGAAGACTGATGTCAATCTAAGTTCAATGCCATCGCATGCGTTATCAAAGATAAACATTCTTGACGACCACTTAGCGTAACTTGAACCATTAGGAAGTGTCTCATCATTCCAATAATTACCTGAGTCTGCCTTAGAAACAGTTGCGATACCTAAGTCAGCAAGAGAACCAGAGACAGTTGATGTCTTGGTTGGAATTGAGTTACCTCTCAACACCAACTTATTGATGTTAGGTAATGCCTTAACTACCTGTGCTGATGTACCATCAAATTCAAGTTTCTCAACAACTTGTGCTGCATCAAATGTACTGTCAAAGGTAACTGTACTGGTGATAGGTCCGTAGATTGGATGTGTGGGTGGGAAGTTCTCAACCAAGTTTCTTGTACAAGTAACGGCTGTTCTCTGAAGATCAATAACAGGAGAGATCTTAGAGGAATCTGTTCTCAGCTTAACATCCATCTCAAAACTTCTTCTACCACCAAGAAGTGTTGGACCGCTAAACTTACCTTCATTGAGGTAGTTACCAATCACCATAGGATCTTCAAAGTAAACATCATCTGTAAGTTGAACATTGATTGGTACTGATCTGGTGTAAACAACTGCGTCATTATAACCAGAAATGCCTTGTCCATAAGCCGTTGTTACTTCAGTCTTGAATGATGCTCCAGGGAAAATCATTGCTCCTGTGTAGAGGTTCATCACCTCGTATGGACGACTTGGCGTCAGACTTACAATGGTACCACCACCTCTTTCAGCAGAGGTTGCATCCATTGGCATTTGGATTGTGAAATAATCAAAGTGAGAGTGGAGGACTGTGTGAACGTTATTGAATAATGTACCATCAATTCCACCAATGTCCCCAACAACTCCTCTGATTTCTGTAAGATCTCCAGGATGAAGTCCATGGTTACCATGATACACACGAACGATTGATGGATTATCACCAAAGGCTGTACCAGTACCTACATTACCATTCGTTTCAATTGGATCCAAGTCAACAAACTCTTGTCCAATTGGTTGGTTCTGTAAGTGGAGTCTTGCTTCAAAGTCAGTTGAGAATTCTGCTCTCTTCATCTCAAACTTAATGTCTTGTGTCTGATCCTCAGTCCACAATCCACCATTCTGTGATTTGAACAGAGATCCAAGTGAAGGTTGTTCTACCACACGAGTTTGAGTGTTCAGTAAATTCTCACCCAGCTTAGAACAATAAGCAGTGTATTCAACTGAGTTTGGAGATTTCAGAACGAATGCATAAGTCTCACCTGGCATCAGGAAGATAGGATTCTTAAATCTAAACTTCGTTCCAGCTGATGCATCAGCTGATGTTGAGACGCCCATGATGACAGCTTTCTCATGAGGCTTCACCCTCACTTCAAATCCTGCACCTGCTCCCTTAATTGTTGGGTGAAGTCCAAGATCAATAACGGTAACAGTTGGGATTTCTGTGTAACCTGAACCAGGATCAAGTAATCTAACATCAAAGAGTCTTCCTTCCTGACTCACTCTTCCTGTTGCCGTTGCAGATACACCACCAGGAAGTTGTGGTCCACTACAAATCAGTTGAATGAATTGATCATCAAATCCGTCAATGTCACCTGATGCACCAATTGTTGCTCCATAACCAACTCCAAGAGAGGTGACATCAATTCGTGTGAGTCTTAACTCATCCTGGACGATCCTAAACTGTGAACCATCTCTTGCTGCAATTGATTGTGGATCCTGGTTAATCAGAACCTCACCTGGTAGGAATGTACCATTGTAATTGGTAAGGACCAAATCATAAACGTGGTTGTCAACATTTTGTGAAGGATTAGAAGTTGCTGATGAGAACACAACAGCTGACTTAACAATACCAGTTGCATTTGATGTCTCACCCCTAACACTTACTCCTTCTCTAATTGATGTCTGATTAACAGCAGTACCACCAAGGATACAAGTCATTCTCAGAATTGTGTCACTATTAAGATTCACAATAGAGTTTGGCATGATAGTTGTGGTTGGTACTGAACCTTCTGTGGTGGTAAGGTAAGCCTCAACACCCTGTGTTGGATCCTTCGTCTTAAAGAAAGTCTCCAACTCAGTAACAAACACACCATCAGGATGCTGAACATCATCTACGATAAATGTCTGTGCAATGGGGTCAAAGTAGTTTGCTGAAGTAACTCGTGAGGAAGTTGAGCTTGAACTTCGAGTCTCAGATCTTCCTGTTGAGATGGTAGAGTTAGAGAACCTTGGAATTCTTGTTCCAACAATTGTCTCCTGTTTGTCAATAAGAACACCTGATGCTGTAAAGGTTGCATCTGCAAATCCTTCCACCAAGTCCAAATCAGTTTCATCTGAAGGCGATGAAGTGATTCTTACACTTCTTGTTCCTGTTGAGAAAGATCTCGTAGGTCCAGATGTCTCATAAGAAATTCTGTCAAAACTTATGTACCTTCCTCCTTCAACTGGTGGTCTACCATTAGGAATCAACATGATTCCAGTAACAGTACCCACATCATCAGAGATAAGAGGAAGACCAAAACCAGCGTTAGTGGAGCCACCTAACCCAGAGTACCTTAAAAGGTCATCTGAGCCAATTGTGGGAGTGTCAGGAGAGCACCAACGAGAGATCTCAACACCATCAAAGAAGATGTAGTATCTTGTATTTGGCTTCAACCTGTATGCCTGGAATACAACTGGAACAGACTTCATTGTCCTTGCAACCTGGACATCAGTCACCCTGTCACCATAAGAGGTTCTATCAACTCTTGCGGTGTTTACATTGATGATGTTTTGGAACTCATCTCTGCGCTCATTAATTGTCGTCGTGGTTGTTGTGGTTGTAACCCTAATTGGTGCTCTGTTTCCTCTAGAATCACCTGTGATTGGTGCACCAACTTGATTGGCAAGTGCTGCATTACCATCATTCAAACCTGTACCAACTCTTCTAATTTCTGTATTAGAATTAGAAGATCTGTTAACACCTGTAACTCTCCAAGATCCCCAATGAGTACCTAAACCTGCTCTCTGCATTGCAGTTGTGAGTCCTTGCATGGCGTTGAACAGACTGTTGTCTTCAATCACCAAGTCTGGACGACGTCTCACATCAGTCCAAGTGTCAATCTCTGGAATCAGATTTAGTTCACCATCATAAGTGAACACGGTATAAGGTTGTAGGTTGATGAACCTGGTGGCGAATGGGTTCCTCAGGAATTGAGCGTCATCATATTCAAGAGTCACAATACCATTGTGATTTCTATAATTCTTGAACAGTCTTACATCATCTGCCTGATACTCTTCCTCAAGTCCCACTTGCTCAGTGAAGTGTGCTGCTCTCAGAGTTGATGATGCTGGGTCAATTGAGTTTCTGTACTGAGATGAGATATCACCTCTTGAGTGATCCTCAAATGGATCCACAACAATACCATTCTTGAATCTGTCAAGTCCAGTAACAGCATCTCTTACATTGAAGTTAACTGCAGTCTGTTCAAGGATTGACAACGTAACCAAATCCTCCAGTCTGTCAATCCTTCTCTCAATACCAGCAATGTCCTTCATCTGGAATCGCTTGTAATTGTACTTCTTAACTCTTACATCCTTAATATTGAATGTATATGCTGGAAGTTCAATGTCATAAAGTCTCAGTCCTGTTGCCAGATCAGGTGGTTTAACAGGTGTCTTATCTGAATCACCTTCAAGAATCGTAAGTGTACCTGATTTATCTAAGAATAAGGAATCAACCTTAGGAAGATAATACTGAATGTCACACTTGAAGAATGAGTTAGGAGCAGGGAATCTAGGAAGATGTGAGTTACCACCATTGATAGAGTCAAAGAAGTTCATTGCTGATTGTCTATCTCTACCATCTGTAATGGTAGCAATAACAGAAGAGTCAGGACCAACAGTGTTTACAATTGGTCTAAAGTCAATTGCATCTCTCAACTCAGTGTAGACTCTCTCATCCGTGTGGGCATCAGTTCCACTAAACCTAGGAATGTCTCTGTATGTGAAATCTGCTCCTGAGGTGTATGAGTCAACACTGAAGAAGTCTCCTTCATTCACATGCTTGAAGTAATCCATTGTAACCACAAGGTCACCTGATGGATCTCCACCATTTCGACGAATCAATCTTGAAATTTCATAAAGGTTACTTCTTTGTCCATTATCAAATTCGTATCTGTCAGTGACGTCATTTCCATTCATCGTGATGGATTTAACTCTAACAACATCTGCGTATCCCAGTGAGATGATTGGGTAAGCAGCTGCTTCTGCATGAGGAATGACAACAACTACATCTCTCTGGATTTCCTTTCTCTTAGCTTGTGCGTTCTCAACAAACACTGGAGCAATCACCTTAACTGATGCAACAGCTGCAAACTCGTAATCAGTTCCAAATGTAATCTTTCTGTTGTTGTCTTCTAGGCTGATGTCATCAATCAGCTTGATGAACTTGCCTTCTTCCTGTGTATTGCCAGGCATCTTCATAATACAAGCAGTTGCCAAGTTCACATCAGGTAAGAATGTCTCATTGGCTTTGCTGGTAATACACTGAAGTTCTTTAGCTCCAATGTTGATATCAAGAACAAACTGTCTGAAGATTGTGTATGAGATGCGAGTGTTTAGAGGATCAGTCTCAATAGAAGCTGTAACATCTTGAGGTAGATCATAAATCAGTGAGTCACTCTTGAATCCACCAGCTCTCAGTCTCAGTCTTTCAATCTGGAAGTTTGTAATTGTCTTCTCAAGGGTTGTTGTAAGGAATATCTTACATGAGTTTCTCTGTCCATTGAAAGCAAAAGGTTTGGTGACAAAATGCACCATCTTTCTGATTTCATTATTTAACTCATCAGAGAACACAATGATGTCACCAGAAACCAATTGATCTGATGCATCACCTGCAAGTGTCATACACTCCAGGACATTACTATCAACATTACCAGTAAACAAATTGCCATTAGCAAGTAGAGTCAATTCAGACTCATCATTGTTCCTTCCAGAAACATCAGCAGAGAACTCATCAGTTCCATTTAATGACAAGGTTGAGTAGAATGACTTTGTCTTTGTGATTGTATTACTAATCTTCAGAGTTGGTACGACTGCATAACCCTCAGCAATTGGAGTCATACTTGGAATGTTTGTGAAGTCTCCTTCAAGTGCTGTACACTTATAATCCATTACAGTGTCATCCTCATCATCTTGAAGGAATGGGAATCTTCTCAAGAATAGTCTTCCTTCTTCAGTTGGAATAAGGTTGTATCCATCAAAGATAAAGTGATTACCTTCAATCAGGTGCTCTGTTGATCCAAGAGTCTCAACCTTGATTGCCTTAACATTAGACAAGTCATCCTGTCCATCCAAGAAAGCAAATCCAGTAACCTCACCATCTCTAATAATCTTTGCTGACTTTCTAGTCTGATACACACCCTCACCAGGCATGAACTTACCAATGATACTTGACAGAATCAGAACCTGATCTGTAGAACCTTCCTCAATGGTTCCAATCGCACCACTAATCTCACCATAAAGCAAATCACCTCTTACCCAAGGCTCGTTGATTGTAAGGATGTCAGGAACAATAACAAACTCAGTGAAGTAAGTTGAGGTAACCACACCCATCTTGTAGGTGGAGTTCTTATCATATGTGTACTCTGGTGTAGCAAGGGTTGAACCTTTTGTGAAGTACCTGGCGTGCATCACACCAGAAGGTACAGGCTCAATCTTCACAACATGCTTGACGATTGATGCACCACCATCAATTGACACTCCTCTTACAACATCAAAGTTTGGAGATGTAACAACAGCTGAATTAGTTCCTTTGTAGATTGTCTCATGATTCAGAGATTCAATTCCACCAATGGGTCCATTACAAATGACATGGAATGTTTCCAGAGGTCTGTTACCCATGTTGAAATCATGTTCACCAAGATAACCATCATTGTACATTCTGTACGCCTGGATGGCATTCAGGGCTTCAGTTGACTGGGTTGCATTGATAGTTTGAATATCAGGATGACTGTTGACGTGAGTCACAGGGAAGTAGTCTCCCTCAGTCATCTTGATAATGTTATTTGTTTCAAACGTTACCTGACGTGGCTTCTTACCATAAACGTAAACATGACTCTTGAATCCACACTCATAACCCTGAACATATGCCTTGCCTGGATCCACCTTTAACACATAAGTGTCGTCTGCATCTGCTAAGGAAATCCTCTCAGTTTCGCCAGAACCAGGAACTGGTGGATACAAACCATTGAGATCTGCATCATACAATCCCTCAATATCCTCAGTGTTGTAGTACTCCATCTTGATAAGAGGGAAGTCTCTGGCGATGTAATCGCCAGATTCATCATTAGTTCTTCTTGCTAAGATGTCATATAACCATTGCCACTTAACTGTCTCATCTGCACCTCTGGTTACATTACCTTGGACAATGTTCGCCAACATAATAAAGTTGGGATCAGAATCACCAGGATCTCTTACCTTGAGTCGCAGTGTAATCTTCAGTCTGTCTGCACCAGGTGCAGCAAAGTTAGATGCTCCTTGTGAGTTATCCAGAAGAGAAGAGTCTTCTGTTGAAGTGACAAATGACTCAGAAACAACAAAACCAACTTCCTTATTGGGTCTTGTGGTATATGGATCTACAACTACAATTTCAGTCTCACATCTTACAATAAATCCATTAATAAAATATGAACCATTAGTCACCTGGAACAGCGTACCTGCTCCCATTGGACGACTGGTAACTGGACGACTAATCTCATTGATGCCAACAACGGCAGTGAATCTGTTAGGGGTGGATGACTCTAGAGTTTCTCCCTCAACAAATTTCTCATTCTCTTTATCATCACCTGACGACTCATACAACACATATAAGGTTGCATCTGCTTCTTCAGATTTATTCGTTGCGTGAATAACCTTTGCAACAACACCAGACGATACACCAGTAACCTTATAGCCAATAAAATCTTCTGCCTCAGCACCAAGAGTCAGTTGCGAGAGCCTCACATAAGGTGCAGGGTTGATAAGTGAAAACTCACCTGGTACAACTACATCACCATCTGTCATAAAGTGAGAAGCAAACTTCTCAAGTTGATCTTGTAGGATCGTCTGACTTTGAGTTAACTCCCTTGCCTGAACAGGAGTACCAGCCTTGAATAATACTCGATGAAAGTTTTTACTCTCATCAAAGTCGTCATAATATGGAGATACATTAAGAGAACGTTGGACTGGCATTCTTATACGTCTATTTCAGTTATTTATCCTCAATAATTAACAATAATTACAAGCTTCTCTGCTTTCTTGGCGTTTCTTCTTACGGGACGAATATTAGACAAATATAAGATGTTTCCAGAGTATCTGTCAAGTTCTGGATATGCATATCCATCATCATACGTCATGTTGTCAAACTTGCCACTGAATGATATGTCCGCAATTGTAGATTTAGAACTTTGAAGTCCAGTAATAATCTCTGGACCTGTAAAACGTGTCAACTTACCATCTTCATTATGAAGATCATAATCTTGGTAATAATGCATGACACCATCAGTCTTATTATAGTACATGACAGTTCCTCTTGCAACACCATTATTGTTACTTTGGTAAATCTCTTCACCCAAATAAAATACTCCATCAGAGGTGTCAAGTGTCTTGATGGAGAACATTGCAGATAATGTACTCAATGTATCTGCAATATTAATGACTGGATCTTGTAGGATACCAACCTGTCTGAATTCAATGTCAGTAACAAAGTCATCAGTATCAAAATCTAATTTGGAGAACACACCCACATCAGTTGCAATCAACTGAAGAGGAAGATTCATTCTCCATCCAGCTGGTGGTGAGATAATAACTCTTGTTCTCAGGTCTCCATTTCCCTCAGGATTCAATGGACTCAATTCATTATCCAAATCATAAAGTGTTTTATAAACCTTATCAACCCTAAACTCAAGTGTTGCATGTCTGTATCCTGAACCTCTTCTTACCATCTCAATCTTTGAGATTGATGTTCCATCAACATGAACTTTGGCAACTGCACCAGTTCCATCACCGATCACATTACAATAGTATGCCCTAACTCTGGATCCAACTCCTTCTGGAAAATCAGTGTAATCAGAACCTCTGTTCTCAATAATCACTGTATTAATTTCACCAGCAATCCTTGGATCGTAGCTGTCAATAACAGGAATCCAATTATCAGTTGAATAACTGGTATTAAGAACAGTGTTTAATGAATAAACCAACAACCACTGATAACCATCAGCAGTTACAAATGGATCTCCAGATCTGTTTAGTGGTTCATTCTCAGACAAAGAGTTATTATTGTTATTCAAACAAACGTAGATGTCATTCTGTGAGTTGATGATATAAAAGTTTGATTCCTTCAGTGTGGTGGCACCTGAATATGCAGGATGCTCATAACTGATATCATCTCTATAGTAATCATAAACAATATTCTGTGTCCAGAACTTCCTTTTAATCATTGGAAATGCATCACTCTTCTCAATTCTGACAAGAGACAGCATCTGATTATGAACCTCAATCATCTCCTTTACATCATTCTGTGGAAGAGGAGGTTCTCTATCATTAATCCAAGGAGTGGGCTTACCAATGAAGATGTATCCTCTAGGATCATTAGAAGGATAGTTAAAGCTTTCAATTAGATTAATTGTGTTATGGACTCTCAGCCCATCCATCAAGTTTGTTGACATCAGTTAATGGATTTATTATTATTTATTTAAGTCTTGATGAGATACATCAAGGCGACGTTGCGAGGACGGGTTTCACTAGCAATACGTGGTGTACCATTCGTACCATCACTTTTAGCACCTTTAACATAATCTGATCTAAACTGTAACGAGCCCCCTGCGGAAACAGCGCCTGCATTGGCAACTGCTGTAACTGCGGTGGAGGCAGAATGATGGTGACCTTGGAATGCGTCATCCTGAGAACTCAGTAAGTTACGACCAGAATCCACACCTCTACTGTGATCCCATGCTCTCACAAACTCACCACGAAGATCTGGAACATTAGGCCCAACCACAGCAGCTAAATCTGGATAAGCTGCAGTAGATTGTCCATTACACTCAAGATAACCAACTGGTATTGTTAGGGTCGCCCACATAATAATCGATCCAGTAATAACTGGTGCGTTTGTGTTTATTGTTGGAAAGACAACATACAACTCATTGTCAATATTCTTTTTAATTGATACGTCATCATAAACAACATTAACTTTGTTATTCAGAAGATTGATTGCATCACCTGCATTTACCTGCAATGCATTATTTACAGCATCGTGATTTAATCCAGCTCCTGCAACAATGGCAATGTTGTTGTTTAAATCAACTTCAAGTCCACTACCAACTCTGACATTGAGTTTACCATCAGTTGTGTCATTGGCAATGCCAGAATCAATCTGGAGTCCACCATTGGATGGTGTGTAAGTAAGTCCAGGACCACTGTCTACTGTGATGTCATTATTGAGGTTTACGTTCGCGCCATCGCCAACTCTTACATTAATGAAATCAGCATCAATTGAACACGCAACGCCACTCAGAATTTGTAACTTGTTATCACCATCAACTGTGATTCCATTACCATTTCTGACATTGATGATGTCACTGTCAATTGAGCAGGCGTTCCCACTCAGAATCTGTAAATTGTTATCAGCATCAACTGTGATTCCATCACCAGGTCTGACATTGATGATGTCGTTATCAATTGAAGCAGCAACACCAGCCAGAATCTGAATCTGGTTATTGACATCAACTGTGATTCCATCACCAGGTCTGACATTAACTGTATCATTGACTGTATCAATTGCAACACCAGGATTGACATCTAACCCATCAAGTGATGGTGTGTAAACTAATCCATTACCTGGATTAATTGTGATGTCATTCTGAGAATCAACAAATGCACCCTTACCAACTCTGACATTCAGTTTGTCTCCATTGACATCTGATGCAATACCAGGAACAACATCCAATCTGATAGTGTCACCAAGGACAAGAGGTCTTCCTCCACCACTGAGTGCATCACCAGCAACAATGTCATCAATGATTTGAACCTTCTCCATATCCCACATCGCCTTAGCGGTGTTATAGAATAGGATTGCCCAGTGTGTACGATACGTGTCATCAACGTTGATGAGATCTTCTAATGGATTATCAACGTTCTTCCATTCCTGTGTTCTTGCTTCATATTTCAGAACCTGTTGATCCTGAGGATTGGTTACCTCAACATCATCAATTCTTGTAATACCCTTAATTCTTGGATGTCCATTTCTCCAAATCTTAGTCAGTGGGTTGTAATTAAGGGTATCATCTTCACCAGGTGACTCAGCACTAACGTCAGCAATCTCTTTAACTCTGATTGATTTTAGATAACCCTCAACAGCGTGGTTACCCCACATATAAGCTTCATTCCACTTATCAATGTCACTCCCACCAATTGTGTGGGCTGGATGAGACATGAAGTAAGGATCTTGTTCAATGAAATCGTCAATCAGAAGATACTCACTTAAGTCTGGTGCTGTGTAATCAAGTCTATAACCATTGACATCCAGTCTCCCTCTTCTGTTAAGTGGCTCTGGTGGTAAGTTGAGAGTTGTTATTACAATCGCAGGAGTTGCTTGCCACAACCTTGTTGCAGAACTCCAACTTAGTGTGTCTCTATCAACAGGATTTGGATATGTGGTATTAGGTGAAACGTTCTCGTGATTCTCTAAAGGTCCAGTGGTGTCTGCTGGATAGAAGTTAAAGATTCCCAATCTTGAATCGTAATCTAACCTTCCACCAAGTGATGCTTTATCTACAGGATAGTTCTTTACAGACAGATCAGTAAGAATGATATGTGAGTCATCTTCCTTATCATTGATCCATTTACTTCCATCCCACCTTAGGATCTGTCCAGCAGTGGGAGTTGTGAGTACAACATCCTGGAGGTCTTTTACAAAAGTCCTCTCAGCAGTTGCAAGAGCAAGATCATCAACTAAGATAGTCTTAGAGGTGGTGATTCCAGTAGCTGGATCGTTGTCGTTAACAATAAGGTAGTCTCCATCAGTCAGCCTTTGAACAGCTGCTAACTCACTAACCTTAACGACGTCAAAGATTGTCGTGGTAGCCAATGTCTTTCCTACTTTTCAGTTATTTATTAGTTATGTTGAGGTAGGTAATTGAGCAGTTGGGATATCAATCAAACTTCCACCAAAGTTCTGACTGTATCTTTGATCGTCTGTCAATCTATAATCATCAATCCAGGTATTTGGCCCACTAAATTGGATTGCCTGTACAATCATTACAGGATTGAAGAATACATTTAGACAGAGTGTTCCATTAAGGAAGATGTCAACAGTTTCTCTAGCTCTCATAACACAGATATGATTCCATGCATTTAATGTAACTGGAGCATTAGTAGAACCTAATGAAGAATTACTATTTTCTATGGTTAGAAGATTAGAAGTAGCATGTCTCAAATTAAAATAATATACAGATCCTGCACTTTGCGTCCTGTAAATTATTGAAATAATCTGCTGACCATGAGCACTAGTAGGGTAGTACCAGAATTCACTGGTGAAATCGCCAACAATTGTTGGGTGTGTGATAAATTCATAATCCATTCTTGGTGAAGATGCCAACTTCAGAGATCCTCCACCAAATTTTGAATTTGTATCATCAATATAAACACTACTAGAAATTGAAGTCATAGCCAGATCACTAACATTTGTAGTGTCATCATTAAATGTCATTCTTGCAAAGACATTACTCCAGGCAGGATCTGGAACATCAGGAGCACCAGGACGATTATAGAGATAGAATCTTCTCCAATCAATACCATCAAAGAAATAAGGTTCCTTATTGAACTGACAAATATCTCCTGTCTCAGCAATTTCAGGTAGAGAAACTAAAGTGTTCAGATTTAGTACATCAGATACTTTGGGATTTGTGAGTTCTGCGTTCTCAATAATAATCTTACTATTTGGTTTCCTATTAATGATTTTTAGATCATCATTATCTTTGACAATATGAATGTCTCCATCAATCTTCAATCCACTTGATGATAGTGTAGATGAAATAGCTGAATTTCCTGCTACAAACCCACCAATACTATTGACACCAGAATTTGACAGAGTGACATCACTTCCTGTTCCCGTTGTCAGTGTGATAGTTCTGTTATCAATAATAAGGAAAGGTTGTTTATCATGTTGAATGTCAACTCGTCCAGTCTGCATCGTAAGACGAGTTGGACCTATAGACATTTTATTCGCAGTATCATCAACCAATACCATGTCTTGACCTATGGCAGTGTTGTCAACTGACAACACTTCATTTAATCCTGGACTTGATAATCCTGCACCATCAACGTTTATCTCTACAATTCCTGTTCCAGTAGATGGAGTGATTGAAACTCCATCACCTGCAACAATCTGTGCAACACCACTTGTAATGTTGGATCTGATGTGATCAGTTAATACCTTGACATCAACTTTCTTTGATGTACCAGAAGATGCGTCATTCGCAAGCAAATAATCATTATCAGTGACACTCGCTATTGAGTCAAGGTTACTAAATCTTATTCCGCTTGTAGACATAACACTTTTTAGTTATTTATTCTGAGTTTGAATTCATTACGAGACTCAATGTGAGTAATAATCAATGGATTACTGGCTCCATCATCAAGTAGCAATTGATCCTCATAATCAATCTCATCTGGTGCTGGTGGATTGATTGGAGATGGAGCACTGTTGTCATAGTTGCTACTACCTGGATCCCAAGCAATAACTGTTCTAATTGGAATAATCATATCAGAACCAATAATTTGTTCGTCTCCTGCTCCATCTGTACCAGCAATATCAATGATTTGTATATCGCCATCAAGATCAAGAGGCTCGACATCTATCAATGTTTGGACAGACTCAATAATCTCAATGTCTGTGAACATTGCAAATCCTGCAGGATGTACCAGACTGTTAACAAAGTTAACATAAGTTTCACTCTCAAGTTGAGAAGAAATTACATATGAGAAGTGCTGATAATAGAAGGAGTCTTGTAGAACAGAGTAGAAAGAACTTACAAATGATTTCTCAGTAACAAATCTACCAGACTGAAGTGCTGCTCCTGAAACATCAATGTTTGTCTTTGCTTGTTTCACATTAACAACCATTGCCTGCTTTCCGTTGACTGTTTTGATAATCTGATCTTTCATAAAGATTCCTGTTATATCATCAATCAATAAGGTATGGTTAAGAGCATCATACTCTACAACAGTTGCCTCTGCTTGTCTGATGACTCCAGTACCCTGGTAGATAATATCTCCCTCATCTAAGAATCCAAATCTACTATCATGCTCAATTAGTAATCTTGTCTCTACTTCTATCTCAGGTCTAATAGAAAGGTCAGAAGGAATGTTTCTGCCTGGATTCAATACATTGATGGATGTGATTCTTCCAATGTCCTCACTGTCAGCATAGACAATATCATCCATCTCCACAAACTCAACCACTGGTTCAGTGTAACCAATACCAGGAACAATCACCTCAACATCCACAATCAAATCATCAAGTAAGACACATTTGCCTCTTGCTCCACTTCCATTACCCGCAAGATCTGAGAAGATTGGAATTGGATTGTGATATCTGTTTCCTGTATGCATCATTCTGACAGAACTGATTGATGTTCCATTTAACTGAGGCATCCCTGATGCTCTATCAATCTCTTTCTTAATAAGTCCATCAACAGGCGGTAGTTCAAGATAACCATCACCATTTGTCTTGACTGCAATCTTATGAACATCAGATTTGACGGTTGGTGACTTGGTTGTGTAAGTGATTGAGTTACGTTCCACCTCTCTCAAACCGTCAACAATAAGAGCAAAGTAGTTTCTTGCATATTGTCCTGCTGCTGGTGTACACACCAAGATTGGTGCCTCAGTGTATCCAATACCACCACTGTTGATGGTAAATCCGATTACTTCACCAACTCCGCCCATCTCAAATGTTTCAACGTGAGCAATAATCTGTGCTCCAATACCATCTCCAATAGTTTCAACATAGAAGTCACTTTCATATCCGTAACCAGGATCATCAATAAACGCATCAGATACCTCACCAGATGCATTGATACGAGATCTCATCTTAGCAAGTCTTACTGTACCAACTTTGGCAATTGCATGCTCTTTATTAACTGCATCAATTGATGAACCATTGATAGTAACTAAGTCACCTTTGTTCATTTGGTGATCTACATCAGTCCACACTTCATACAATGAATTGTTTATGTTCTTGATAATTGTGAAGTCTGGGATCTCACTCACATTCAAAGTACCTCTAGTGAGAGCTGATACATCAACTCCTCTAAGAGTGTCAATTTCACTATTTTCCTTATCATATAATAGTTTAGCTTCAAGTGTCACAATCTCATTATAGTCAGGATCTGCTTGAAGAACAATCTCATACTGATCTCCAGGTACGAACATTTCATAATCCAGAACCCATAACACTTCTTGATCCTCAAGTTCAGGAACAACATCTAATCCACCAGGAACTCCAGGAAGATCTCCACCTGGAGGAATGATAATTGAACCACCTTCCCAAGGAAGTCCACTAATTGTGTATGGAGCAAAGGCCATTGATGAGGATGGATTAGTTACAACCCAAACATCACCTGATGGAGAGTTGAATAAGATGTACATCTTACCATTTGCATTACTCCACCACAAATCACCAACCTCAGGTGGATTGCCATCAAGTCCAACAGTTGGTGCTCTCTCTGAGATGATAACACTGATGTCCTCTACAAAGATCTCATTATCAGTGTCAAATGTGACTCCTCTCAGGTTATCAGGATAAGGGAAGAACACATCAGAAGCATCATCACCAAAAGGAATGTTGGCAACTGGATCAGTACAAACCCACTCTCTGGTTGCAGAGTATCCAACAGGTGGTGGCCCATCTGGAATCTCACCTGTCTTGTTAAACTCATTGACATAATATGTAATCTCATCTGAATGCCAAACATACAAGCCACCAGTATGAGGTGACCACCACAAGTCACCAATCACAAGTGGTGTGGAATCAGGTCTTGATCCAGGAGCCCTCTCTGAGATGGTTAATGTGTTATTTGTTGCCTCATGATAGATAGCACTTCCAGATGGTTCGTCATTTCCCCATCCCTCATCAGAGGAACCATTAAGAGGAATCATACCTAGTGGTTGAGTGCAAATCCACATGTCTTTGAGTGGCTCTGCCTGAGTATAGTAAACATAAAGTCTACCATTCTTGGTACTCCACCACAAATCACCTTCTTTAAGTGTGTCACCATTAGGTCTCTGGACAGGAGCAAAATAACCTGTCACTGACATATTATTAGGAATAACTCCTGTGTATTCCTCTGGTGTGATTGCAACTAATGAGGTTTCTTCTGAATCAATGTCTTCACCACTTCTTTCTGTTGTCAGAGTAAACTGAGACACATTAACATTTGCAATCTCAAAGCTTCTATTTTGTGCAGTTACAATAACATTTCTGTTATCCAAGAACACATCACCCTCCTGTATCAGATTAGGTGTGATGGTTTGCACATCAAGAATTTTATTGAAAGGATCATAACTTCTGACTCTTGCAATTGCAAATGATGTTGTTCTAAGAAGTGATCCCTCAACAAACACAAATGTGTCATAAGAGTTGTTTTTAAGATCCAGAATTTGATGGTGAGATACGATTCTGGACTGAATCCAATTGTTCTCATTCTTGATGACTCGCTCACCAATCATCTCACTCACAATACCAACTGCACCAGATCCCTCTGTCATCACCTTGCTGATATAAGTGATGTCACCCACCATCTTATCTCTTGATTGGGAAACTGATGTGTAATGGAAATCTGATACAGAACCTGCACCAATTGTTGCAATCTCTAAAATCAACTCGTTAGCACTTGTTCCAATGTATGGATGTCTGTATCTCTCAACCTTACCAAAATCCAATTGTAACTGAGTGTCATCAAAGGAATCAGGTTCATATGTAACATCACCAAAGTTTAGAGCAGTGGTAGTGTCCACCACAATCCTTTGTGACATTGGAACACTGTTAAATGACTCACCAATGATATAAGGAAATACAGGATTGTCAAATGAATCAACAGTCAAGAAGTAGCAATAAACACCTTCTGGATATAACTCCTTAGGAAAATCAGGAGTGTTACAGAGTTTACCATTGAAGGAATCTAACACTCCACTAAAAACATCAGCAGACTCATTGAATCCAAAGGATGCCACATCCTGAATAAACTCTGCTTCCATCTGCATATAAGATTCTGTTTGGATTCCCTCATCATTCTCATCAGTTAGAGGCGCTGAAGCAACAGTGACTCTACCTTTGAATGAGTAATCATTTACAAATGTACCCATGGGGTACTCAATAGTTGTTGGAGGATTTAATCCTGGTAGTATATCAACAGAGTTATCAGGAATTGATTGCTTCCTGTCTACGTTAAGAATGTAACCACTACGTTGTCTCAGTATTCCTTCTCTATCATCTCTCTCATTCTTATAACCATAAGGTCCATAGATTGGATTGCCATCATATGCCCATCCAAGGATAGGTGAGTGTTTGGTACCATCATCACCTAAACTCCTTCTCAGTTCAGTTGGTGATACAGAATAACCAAAGACATTCCTATCACCATTTGGATTCTCATAGAGGAAACCATTTCCTTTATCAAAGAACCATACAGGATTATTTTCAATCTCTTTGACTCTATCAAAAGTATAGTACTCAACATGAGCAGCGATGGCAGCACCAAATCCTTGTGAAATAACATTCACATAAGTTGAGGAAGCGATGTAGTCAATACCTTGTGTAATAACATCAACACTTGTAATTTGTCCACCACTGACGTTTGCCTTAAATTGCCCACCTCTACCTCTTCCAGACTTATCAACAACTTGAATAATAGGAACATCAATGTAATTCTGTCCAGGATCAACAACTCTGAATTGAGTCACCCTCCCAAAAGGATCAAAGGATGGTTCAATGACTGCACCATCACCAGATGAAATCTCAACTGATGGTGTGAATTCATAATTACCAACAGTGGTCACTTCAACAGAAACGATCTTACCCTTGTCAACCACTGCAACAGCAGATGAATTATTTGGTGAGATAAGAACAGTTGGGTTGATGTACTCTTCACCACCATTAACCACTTCAAATCTTGTAATCTTACCTTGTGTGATGATAGTTGGTGAGTTACAACTGAGGGCTGAGACACCATCAACAAAGAACCCAACCCTGGTGTTACCCTTTTTCAGTTTATACTGAACCGTATTAATCTTATGTCTTCTTGGAATGACATGGACAATATTTCTTGCACTGATTGTCGCACCAACTGAGTTGTCATCACTAAACTTACCAATTGAGTAGTAAGGTAAGTTAGTTGAAGTGGTATAGATATAATCATCATCAAAAAATACACCACTGACACCAGCAGCATAATTTCCAACATATTGCATGTTGATGGAATCATATTGTTTGACTAAGTCATAATTATAATTCTCTTTGATTGATGCAAGTGCAACTTCACGAGGATCATCCTTACCAGGTTTGTCCAAGTGGATGTTGTCTGTCTTCTTATAATAAAGTCCACCGTCAACAACATTAACTCCCTCTACCAATCCAGTTGGAAATGATCTTGTTTTATATGTGAGTCCATTGATTTCTCTTTCTGACTCAAGATAATAAGGACCATAAACAATCTCACCAATGGCATGATCACCAGGAACACCAATGTGTCCTCTCTTACAATTCAAGAACTGATTAAATGACTTGGAACCATATCTAATTGCCTCATCATTGATGATAATAATTCCTGTCTCAGGAAATCCAGCAGTTGACTGTACTGTAATTGTATCAACGTCTCTCTGGGCAAATGTTGTTGTGCCTGGAATCCTTACCTCTCTCATCAGAAGGCTACTTGGATTGACAAACACATCACCAACAACTTTCTCCTTATCCACAGTGATGTCATACTGTACCTCAGACTCAATTGGATAAGAAGTTACATAATCACAACTGACTCTTGCATAAACTTCATCATCATTATATGAGAACAATCTCATATTTTGTCCAATCAACTTATCAGGTAGTTCGTATCTCTCTAATACATCAACACTACAAAGTAAAGGTGAGACAGGAACAGTTCTAATGACAAGTCTCTCATCAAAGGTTGACTCTGATGGTTTAATCATCATGTCACCTGGATAGTTGACATCTACATCCAGATCAGCAAACAGGATCTTGAAGAGTGATTGAATACCAAGTTTAGTTCCCTTTGATTGAAAGAAGTCCTTAACCTTTTGAAGCAGTGTAGATCTGTTAATCTGACTGTTAATATTCTCTGAAACCAATCCACTGGTGTAAGTGTCATGAATGGTTGATACAAAGGCAGATAAAGTCAGTGAGGAGATATTCTCAACTCTTGAACCCAGCTGGTGAGGTCTGGCAACTGTATCCAGGTACTCACCTGGTTTGATGTAAGAAGGTAGTTTTGTTGTGCCTGACACTCCTCTGAGTATTCCTGAGAGAACATTTCCTTCTCTAATCCTGTAAAGAATTACTTCCTCATCAATAAGAATAACACCATCATTTTCAGGAAATCCTCTGCCATCATCAACAGTGATTTCATCCTGTTCAATTGTAATGTTCTCAGATAAGATTGTGTGAGTGATAATCTCACTTTGATAAACATCAAAGTCACGATACCTATCCAGATTTTGTAACAAGTCGTTACTGAATCCAATTCGCTCTTCTGCTTCAAATGCAGTTGACATAAAGTCAACAAAGGTTGTGTAGTTCTCTACAATAAAGTCAGGTAGGAAAGTTGTTACCTGATCTGAACCCTTAACTCTCTTTTCGTTTATCATCAGTTACCTCCATCAACGATTGCGTTGATTTCAGATGTAGCAACATCAAACTCCATGTAAACAGATCCTCTTGATTCAATCATTTGTCCATTGTTAAATGGAATGGTTCTAATCATTATCAAGTCATCCTTAAGAACTGTTGACATAATTCTTATTGGACTGTCAATACCAAATAAGAGTTCACCATTGGAAAAATTAAGTGTTCCAATCTCTTCTTCAACTGTTATCTTAATGTTCCTTTCATCCAAGTAGAATAATCTGACTGGAGAAATGAGTTCTGGACTGTCGTCCTGACAACTTGGTGGTATGTTTTCCATATAATGAACCTCCTCAGATCCATCAATGTAGAAACCAGTTGTTGACAGGACTGAATTGTGATAATCAACATCTAAAGCGTTCTCAAAACACACTTCATAAGAAGCAAGAGTGTTAGGAACAATTGTTAGATTCTTCCTCATCCTAATTGCTGACACGTTCCTTGTAATTGCATCATTTGAGTCATCAATCAATCCAACAATCTTAGAATATCTTACAATTCCACCAAATCTAGCAACACCAGGTGAATCTGCGTACTTTTGAAGTCCAACTCTTGCTCCACCAATGATTCCAGCAGCATCTAAGTTGGTTTGTCTGTCATCATAGAAGATTAGTGAGTCAACTTCCAAGTAAAGTACCTCAGGATCAATGAATTTGATGTCAATAGATGCAACTCTGTAAGATTCAATTGACTGTCTGATGAATTGTTTAGTTGTTGTGTTCAGTGTGATACCAGATTTGGGTTTGATGGCAACATACACTCTTCCAAACTCAGGAATTGGTAGTGTTTCACCACCATAAACGTAAATATCATCAACCGCAGGATAAACAGAGCGAATAACTGCTTCATAATCATCAGTTGTGACGCATCTGTTCTGTGCAGCGTAGTTTTTAGGTGCCCTAAACTTGATATCTCTGGTTTCTTCTGTTCCTGAACCTCCAGAAGACATTGAAACTTGAGTTACAGTGGGTTGGACATTCAGGAAGTTACCAAAAGAGTCCTCAACCCTGCCTGTAAATGTAAAGTTGTTGGTTCCTTGTATACCATTTGCCTCTTCACCTGTTGAGATAAGGTATTCAACAAAGATTTTAGAACCATTTTGTAATTTTTTGCCAAAAACACCATCACCAAAGGTGATTTCATACTGATTATCTTCAACTTCTTCCACCCAATAGACTCTAGAGTTCTGATTTAGAGTCGTAAGATTGATTGCCTGAGAATAAAAGGTGTTTAACTCAATATTTGGATCTTCTTGTACCTCAATTCTAATGATTGAAGTGTCAATCTTCTCATTTTCAAGGATAAATCTCTGTGCGTAATCTGATTCATCATTTACAAACGTCTGTCTAATCCTTAATCCTTCATAAATGATAGAATTCAGGAAGACTGATCTTCCATCAGATGCAATTGATGAGGTAAAAGTGTCAACTGTGTTGAATGTATAAGTCTTATCTTCTGAATACACCTGGAAAACAGGTCCAGGAGCAATCTGGAGTGATGCAGGAAGTCCACCTGGATACACTTCTTCCAAATCTAATCCTGAAGCAAGATCAAATTCAAATGTAATTTCTGATCTAGAGCTTCTTGATGATCTTGGAGTATAACCAATCTGCCTTGCACTGGACACCACATTGTTTCTAATTGATGCAGTGGTGAGAAAGCTCTCATTTGCAATCATATTAGCTGAATATGCATTCAACTGAGACTGATAAGCGATCAGGTTCAGTATAACACTGAGGTTACTGGCTTCAAAATCAAAGTCAGTAAACTTATCTGTACTCTTTAGATAAGAGATGAGGTTCTTTTTGATCTGATCGAAATCAGTCTCAGTAAGTTGTATGGGACCTGCCACGCTTCTCTAGCTTATTTCAGTTATTTATGGGGTGGATGTGGGAGTTAATATGTACTCTGTGTTGAAGATTTCAAGGTATCCAATAATCTTATACTTAACACTCACTCTAACGAAGTTTTCATAAAACACCTTTGCCTTCCTTGTTGATTTCTTCACATTTCTTCCCATGGTGGTTGTATCTTCTGTCGTGTCAACCTGGACGTCTATAACCTCAACTCTTGGTTCATTATAAGCAATTGATCTTTCAACCTCTTTCTTAATGTCGTCCAATGCAAATGAATCGTTAAGTTCAAACAAAGACTCATTCACAACAGAACCAAAATCAGGAGTAAATGCAACTGACTTTGTAGAAATCATGATACAGTTCTTCAAAGCATTCTGAATCGCTCTCTCATTCTTCAGTAGGGTGATGTCTTTAGTGACAGGATTTGCTTGAAAAGACAACGAGATGTCTGTAAAGTCCCTAATTCTTCTTGTTAACTTAACAGGCATAAAAAAACCTCCATTTCAGGAGGTATTTAGATTCACTTTTTATTGTTTTCTTCCCATCTCTTCCTCATTTCTTGAGTGTAATGAGGTGGCTGAGGGGGTTTGGGAGTTGTATCAAGGTTTACGTCCTCTTCAAAGGTCGTTTCCTGAAGAAATGTGCGCTTTTGTTGAGTCATCGTCTTCCTTGTCCTCTGTAAGGTTTGCGTCGAGGTCTACGACCTCGTTGACAGAACTTAGTGTTCTTTGATAATCCTTGGTAAGTCTTCTTGTTAGTAGGAATAATTACCGCTTCACCAGATTTAGTAAAAATTCGTGCCATTACTTAATTTTCCTTTCAATCTCTTGAACTTTCTTTTCAAGAGCAACCAGCCTTTCAGCAATCATCATCACTCTTTCCACTACAGGATCTTTACCTGCTTTGGGGGTTCTGGCAACAACACCAGACTGTTCACGATTTGTGTAACTCATTGCTCTAATTTGCTCAAACGATTCTGTAGGTTTTCAAGTTGAATAAGGATGTCGTCAAGAACATCCGTCATACATTCGTATTTATCTCTACTTTGAGGACGTCTGTACATAAGTTTGACGTCTGGCTCAAAGGGTTTATCAGTACTCAAGAGTCACTCCATAAAACTCACTAGGACGTGGCATCTTACCAGTCCACAGTGAAGGTAGAATTGCAGTTCGTGCAGCTTCTGGACCAAAACGATTCCAGAGCTCATAAAAAGAATCACGAGCTGAGGGAGTACAAGGAAAGAAGCGAATCTTCTCAACATGGAGTAGATTCACCTCTGCCTTAGCCTCTTCAACTGTGAGATTGTAGTGATTGACAAGCTCAGTCATTTGTTCTTAGTAACTGAGTTTATTATATCATCTAGCCTTCTGATGTGCAAGGAATGCTCTGTCCTTGCTATTCATTCTAGCTTGTCCTTGTGGTTTCTGGCTACCACCAGCAGGGTTAGCTCCAGTGTTCTTAGCTCTATAAGAGTAATTAGCTCCGGAGCCTTTAGAATCGCCAGAAATCATTTTTCCAGCAGGTGATCTTCCATCTTGGTACTGCTTCTCTGACTGGCCGTGCTTACCTTGATAAATCTCCATGATGTCTTCCTCAATAGACTCAAGGAACTCATCAGAGATGTGATTGAAGAGTACTTCAGCAGAGACTTCATTAGAAGCGAAGCTGTTCTCAATCATATAATCAAGGACATCTTCCTTGACTACCTTCTTCTTCTTAGCTTTAACTTCACCACCTTCTTGGTACCCATCACAGGAAGATTCTTTGAACAAAGGCTTCCCATCTTTGCCCATCATGGTTTGAGTCTTGTTCTTGGGGTTTGTGGGACCCTTTGGCTTAGAACCATCACCCACCAATGGATGACCACCATTTGCCATGGCGCGATTCTCACTCATAGTTTCTTCATTGCACTCACAGTCGTCGTCCTTAGACTTCTTCTTAGTGTCCTTACCCATCGCTTTCTTGATGGCTTTGTCCTTAGAACCAAAGTACTCATCCTTAGAGGATTCTACTTTGCCATCTCCATCATAATCCTTGGTTGCTTTCTTCTCAGCAAGGGTTTGTTCGTAACTATCAAAGCGGTTGTAAGTCCAACTGCCTCCTGACATTGACATCATGGTTCTAATTGTCTTTTTTGTTATTTATAAAAAGTTTATGGGGTTGGTACGTAGTTGACAAATGCCTTCACATCCTCAAGCTCTTGTCTCAGAGCAACTATCTCATCAACAGTTGCCTGTGGAATACCTATCTCACCTGTATTAGGATCGTAATACATTGATGTATCAGGATAAACTTCACCAGGTGAAGTACTCTGAACCGCCAACCTTTGATTAACTTCAACCCAACCGTTAGGATTGGTGTAAATGAATGTTCTATTGGTTACAACATTGTACCAGAAGTCACCAACCTCAGCTCCAACAGGAGTGTTGCTTGAGTAGAAGGTTGTGTACCTCATTACTGGGTTCCATCCTGTCACGTTTGTGTCAGGATTAATCACCCACATCATTAGATTGTAGGTTCTTGTATCAAACCATGCCTGTCCATTCTCTGGTTGAGTTGGTGCATCAGGTCCTACTGTTGTACCAGGAGGCAAAACTAATTGAGGTCTACCAGATACTCTCCAAGCAATACCATCCCACTCCCAGGTATATCCATTCTGTTGATGAAATTCTGAATAATGAGGATCAATTGGATCTGTTGGTGGAAAATTAATTGATGCCATAATATCTTTTTAACTATTTATTACGACGTAATGTCCTTTCGTCAATCACAGCTAACTTTGACTCTTCCAGAACAAATTTATGTCTTAAGTATTGATAAATTTCTGGATTATGATCAGCGAGATAGTTGACACAATCTTCTCTCGTCATTCGACCACTATGAAATTCATCTTGTAGATAATCAATTACTTGCGACCTCTCTAATTTAACTGCATTAACCATTCGTTCAATTCCACCCTGGATACTACCACTGTTATTGATGGTTACTCCATCAGTGGATTCAATTCCATATCCATTTGCTCCAGTTCTTGCTTTATAAGGGTTATCATATGGACCATTGTCACAACCAGTCCAACCAGATTGATTACCTGATTTAGATCCTCCTCTAGCACCTTGACTACCACCTGCCGCAATTCCACCACCATTACCACCTCTACCGCCAGAACCTGACTTACCATTACTTCCACCACTGCCAAATCCTGACTCACCATTCATTACACTATTACCATTTGCCCACCATTGACTATTGTGAGAGAACGATGAGAGACCACCAGCGCCCCATCCACCGTTACCACCTAGTCCACCTCTTGTGCACTTACCTGATCCTGAACAATTGGTTGTTGCTGCATTTTGTCCTAGGCCACCCATTGTTCCTCCACCGCCACCACCGCGAATGGTTCCACTATTATTGATGACTACTCCTTGGTTTTCTGGATCCACACTGTCTAAAATTGATAGTCCAAAGACAGCAATTCCTGGTTCCCCAGCAGCTGCTGGAATGTCCCTACCATGACTTCCAGGTTCGCACGCGCCTTTTGGTGGGCGATCACTAAATTTATTACCATAACTGTTGGTGCTGCTAGTCTTATAGATGTTCCAAACTTGTGGCATTCCTGGTCCTCCTGTGATAACCTTACCACTAAGGACATTAATTGTTAATTTTCCTTTCAAACCGTACATTATTCTCAAAGCTGGATAAGCAAATCCAGCAAAAAGTCCTACACCACTATTCTGATCATACATGTCACCATAAAGGTTAACGTCAACATTAAAAATCTTATCACAACATGCATCCGTCCAATCAACCTGCTTAAAGTTGTCTTTTTCATCGTAGGCACCACTAAAACCACTACTACTACCAAGTGCAACAGTATGCTTTTTAGAGAGCTGACTTGCATTGAGAGTGACTGTACGTCTTACACATTCTACTTTGATATCTTTATATAGAGTAATGATATTACTAGCCAGTGTATAGATTTTCCACTCAAGTTGAAACGTTGAACCATTTTTTGAGTAAGTACATCTCAAATCTATTGCTAAATCACTAATATGATCAATGTTGTTATAGCTACTTTGCGATGCAAACGTACGAAAAAGTGGAAAATCAGGTGGAATGGTTAATGTATAACGATTAGTGGAGTTCTCTGTAATCGTATTAGGTCCATTGATAGCAAACAGACTCGTATCAATCTGATTAACTACAACAGTCTTACACGCTTGAATATTTTCTTGGTCTGTACGTGGTTTAACACACAACTGAGATGAACTAGTTGGGTTTAAAAAGTATATTTTTACTATTGAATTATCATTTTTACCTGAGATGTCTACAACTGAAAGTTCATTCGCACTTCCATCAAGTGTCCAAGTGTATTGGACTCTTCCTGCTCCTGTACCAACTGCATTCACATAATATTCAACTTCTGTATACTGAGTTGCAACTGATGGACCAACAATATCCAACGAGTTTAGAGTTCCGTCAATATAAACTGATTTTGTGCCAGTTTGTGGTGAATCAGTTGCATACCGACTAGTTATTTTAGCACTAATTTCAACATAACGTCCTGGTCCTCCAAAATAAATGTCATTATTTTGTTGATACTTCCCATCTCTTCTCCATTCTTCTTCAAACGTTACAATTTGATACCCATCATCCCTATAGTTTCCATCATTATCCCAAGTATAAACTTGATTATCCTCAATAACGACCGCATCAGGTCCAACAATTTCAACATTACCAATCATGTTTAGTCCATCTTGATTATGTGGACAGGTACCCCAGATAGGTTGTTTATCAAATTGTGACTCAAATCCTGAACCAATATCAAATTCAGTTGGACGTGAAACCATCTGTCTCACACACCACAAACTAAGGTCATGATCAAACAATGTTGCACCAGTAAACATGTTCTCCATCGTCACAGCACGAGGAGTATTCCACCCACTAATGTCTTGATTGAAACTGCTTGCATTCTCAAAGACTGAATCCATCAATGTAATATGAGACATGTCCCAATTAGGAAGTTGATCTCCACCCTCGCCAGTATAGTTTGGGCAGTCTTTCAAGAAGTTAGTGAGTGACGTTACGTCACGTCTAAGATAATCATTTACAAACTCCCAATCAGCATCAGATCCTTCAAAAATAGTATCCTCACCATAGATAAAATACTCACCAGGAAGGGTTAACTCATGAGTATTTACTGGAAGAAAGTTTCCATAAGGAAATGCAATAATATTATTATTTGAAACTTTGATAGTTCCAACATCATTATGCTTATAGATTTTATAATGATAGTTACGTTTCGCAACATCAGGATCACCTAACATCACACGATTAGACAAATAGTCAATTGGCATGTAAGGACGCCTTTCAATTCTATTCGCAAACCAGAAGCCACGATCAGGCTTCACAACCTGCTCAATAAGAATCCAAGTGTGCTCAACATTATTATAAACGTACTTCTGTCCAGGAATTGGATCGTCTGGGAAGTTTATTTCTGTGAATCTTTCAGGGGCAATCTCATTCCTAATAAAAATGTCATACTGTTCTAAGACTTGGACTTGTCCACCATTATCACTAAGGTAAATAACTTCAAGAGTGTTATTACTGAGATCAACTTTTCTGATAATATATCTTCCTTGCTTATCATCTGACGTATATCTTAAGTAAATGAGATATCCAACTTCAACCATGGACAGATCATTACCAGGTCCAAATTTAATCTCAGTTACATCACTCCAATCCCTATACTCAGTCGCATAATTTGGTATACCAATATGAAATGATTGGTATGGGTTTTTATCATACAACAAGTAATCATTAAATCCTACAACAGGACTGTCATCAACTGCTCTAAAGAATTGAAAGTCATAATCCTGAAAAAGGTTTGCTTTATAACCAAGCTTCTTCTCAAAGAACTTTACTTCAAA